CCACAAGTTTCTGGTCCACAACCATAACTAGTTCTGTAACCACCAGCTCCACCGGCACTATAGACATCAAATTGTCCGGCTCCACCACCTGCAACAACTAAATAGTCACCTTCATAAAGTTTTTTACTACCACGACCATAGCCGCCTTTTGAACCAGCTCCGAATGAACCTAATATAGGCATCTTTCTATCCTCCTATTATGCAAACTGTGTTTGCGATGCTAATACTGTAAAAGTAGATGAAGCTGTTTTAATTGCAGTGTAAGTGTAAACATCATTTGATGTTACGTTTCCAGCTGTGGGTGCAGCTCCGCCTTGCCATACTGGAGTTACAGTTGAACCGTCTACTTGTACTGTATTATTGTAATAAGTTACGTTATTATTTTTATTAATATAAGCAACTGTGATTGATTCACCTGTATCCATAGACGCATCTAAAGAGTTTGAACCATCACCTCTTAAATTAACTGTAAAGTTTGCAGTTGCAGATGCTGTGCTTAACACAACACCTTGAGTATTTGTATCAATGTTAATGTCAGAATCAAATGAACCTACAGTAGTTACCTTTTCTGCAAGACCTTGAATTTTACCATTACCATTTAATGTAACTCTTCCAATTCCTTTTGGAGTTAAATTAAAATCAATGTTTGTATCAGTTCCAACTGCTGCAACATCTGGTGCTGAACCAGTTGCCTGGTTAGTTACATCTAAGAAGTTTACAGCTGAAGCTGTTTTTTGAAATCTAATGTATGGATTATTTGAATCATCTTCAATTGCACCAGCATCGTCGATAACAATATCATTACCATTTGTATCTAGTATTCCAGATAGTGATGGAGAAATATCATTTGAAACTTTTCCAATATTTGAATCTGCAACATCGGTTCCATTTACATATACAAGTTTTGCACCTTTATCAGTAGCTGAGAAAGTTACACCTGTTTGACCAGAAACTTTTACTGTTACAGTGAAAGCACCTGATGTGCTGTTTTTAACAATGTAAACTTTATTTGTTACACTTGTTGGAATAGTAACATCAACATTACCTGTGATTGTTCCAGTTAATTCAATAACTGCATTTTTACCATTTGAAGTTGCTGCGTTTGTAAATGCAAGAGTTGCACCTGTTGTTGCGTTTAATGCAACTTGTTCAAAACCAGCGATAGCTTGTTGTACAATTACTAAGTTTGTATTTGTAATATCACCCCATAAACCAGCTTTTTCACCGGTAACCATTAACTCTAGTTTAAGGTCTGTTGAATAACTTGATGCCATAATTTTAAATCCTTATATTTTATTTTTACTAAATTTAAGCGGCTGTGTCAATCTCATTCCAAGTGACACTAATTCCGGTGTCGACAATCTGCCAAGATTGTACATTAATGCTTCCTGAAGTTATTGTCAACTGATTTCCAGTTGGAAAAACTTGTGCTGAAGCACCTGCTACTGCATTATTTAAACTAGTATTTAACTGTTGTCCAGTTATTTCTGCAATAGTTACAGCCTCTAATTCAGCTTGTCCTTGACCTAATCCTAGAGCAATTCTAGGTATCTCAGAACCTGTTGAATTAACGATATTTGTAGAACCATTTACACCGTCAAAATGAAGTAAAGAAATAGTATTTCCATCTGCCGTAAATGCTGAAGTAGGAGGTGTAAAGGTTGTTGTATATCTTGCAATATTAGAGGATCTAAACTCATCTATATAACCATTAAAGAATTGAGTTTCACCTTCATTTGTTCCTATTTTATAAGATTGACCTGGATAGCTGTCTCCACCTGTAGCGTACTGAAGTTTAGAAGTTCCATTAATATATAAATTTAAAAGACTTCCATTTTGTACTAATGCAAAATGATTCCATTGATTATTATTAAGACTAGGTGAACTTGTTTGTGCAAGAATTGTATTATTTTGAATTAATCTTAACTGTCCAGCTGATGTAACTGAAAATGCAAAACCTTGATTAGATAAAGAGTTATCCCATAGATATGCGTCTTGTGCAAAGTTGGTAGCATATGCAAAAAATTCTATTGTAAAGTCATTTTGAACAACACTTGTAGCTGTTGATTGTACAAAGTCTCCCGTTCCATCTAATAATAAAGATGAAGGTCCAAATTTAGCTTGAGCTGTAGATAATTGAGCGTCAGCTTCAGCTGTAAATGTTGGTAATATATCATTATTAATTACAACATTAGCATCTCCTTGAACAACTGACCCTAAAGCAACACCTGCCGTTAATCCAATACCAACAACTGTAGCATCTGGAGAAGGATCTACTGTTCCTTCAGCTGCTGTTAATTCATTACCTGTTACAGCAGCATTAGTTAATATACCTACATCGGTAACTGAGTTTCCACCCCATTCTGTGGTAGTTGCTCCCCATTCATCTTGACCCCAAGTTTCTTGAATACCTGAAGTTACACCTAAGCCTAAATTAGTATTATCTAATTGTACAGAAACCCAAATACCTTCTGCACCCCAAGCTTCAGTTCCCCATCTATCTCTACCCCAACCTTGCTCATTATAAACAGTTAAAGAACCTAAACCTGTATTTAATTGTTGACCTGTTAGTATTGCATCAGGAGCAGGATCAATTGTTCCTTCTGCTATTGTTAATCCTTGTAATGGGTTTTGATCTAAGAAAACTTCTGTTTGTGAAAATACAAAAGGATTACCTAAATTTTGAATATTTAATTGTCGACCTGATACGTCAACTTGTTGACCTATAGCAACATCGGTTAATGATGGACCACCCCATTCTGTAGTTGATGCATTCCATTCAAGTTGTCCCCAAGATTCTTTTGCACCAGAATCTACAGTTAAACCTAAACCAGTTAATTGAACATCTAATGTGCTTTCTCCCCAGTTTTCTGATCCCCAGAAATCTGATCCCCAACCTTGGTTTGGATAAGAGTCAACAGAATTTAAGGCAATAGAATTACCAAACCCTGCAACAGATACTGTTACATTGTTTTGATCACCCCAATTACCTGCGTTCCAACTAAGTTCGCCCCAAGCGTTGGCCATAATAGGTTTACCTCCCTATTACGCGTTACCAATTCTTAGAATCGCTGCTGAAGTTGTGAAAGCTGGGAACTGAATTGTAAATGTTCCTGAAGTTGCTGTTTTGTCTGCACCAAAATCTAATACTGCAACTGCCGCATTGGAAGTTGAAGTGTTATAAATTAATGCACCTCTAGCTGTAATTGTAACACCAGTAAAAGATAAATCCGCAAAGTCCACAATTGCAACTCCTGATGCAACTGAAGTACTTGGATTTGGTTTTACTAGAGTTCCACCACCTGCAGAATACTGACCAGAAGCCGGAACTTCGTTAGTCGTTGTGTAAACTGTAGTAGCAGAGCTTAATGTTGCAGCTGAAGTATACAAAGCAAGTTTAAAAGTATCACCACCAGAAAATTGAAAATCATGTTTTCCTTCTAGCACTTCCTTTTTAAAACTATTTGCAACCGCTTGTGTTATTGCCATTTTTTACTCCTATTATTGTTGTTGTCGAATTCGAGGTGAACCATCTTGATATTCATCTCTTCTTCGTCTACCCATTTGTTCAATTGAGAACCCTTGTGCTGACTCAGCATATCTTTTTTCATAATACTGAATCATGTCCATAGGACCTTTTAAAAAGCCAAAAGCTTCAACTAAACATGCATACAATAAGCCGTTTGGAAATTCCTTACTTAAGTATGTTTGTGTATTACTACTTGATAATCCAGTTGGTTTCAAGATATAATTTATCTGCATGTTATAATTTTGATCTGGTGTTGGAGCCAGTATAATTGTATTTTCATCCCAATAACCATAATATTTAGGAACTCCTTGTACTCCTGTTGGATTATACTCGGATATGAAACTTGTATCTCTGTATTCTAAAAAAGATCTACTTGAATTATCTGCTCCACCTGTAGAATTGGTGATTTGAGCTGATCGAATAATTAATGTTTCATCATTAATTAATGGTGTATTTACATATCTTTGACCTGCAACAATATCTGCTTGAGCATATTGTCTATTATTATCAGAATCTATTTCTCTTAAAATTCTTAATTCAGCATCATTTATAAATCCATCTACAATAGTAGATGTAAATACATTTGAATCTACTTCACAATAATCTCTAATTTTTTGTACTAGTTCTGCGTATGTCATTATGGTGTCAAGGTCACTGGACCAGCAGTCACAGTTATACCTCCTCCTTTTTCTGTTCTTGTAGGTGTAGCACCTAATGAGAACGTGTAATTATTTGTGTCTGTTACTGTTATACTAAATCCATTTGCATTTTCAAATACAGAAAATGCAATTCCTCCAGGAGTACCATCAACATTTCTAAATACAACTAAATCACCAGTTGTTCTTCCATGACTTGGTTCATAAACAGAAACAGTTCCTGATCCTGAAGTTAAACTAAATGGATTTGATTGTAATAAATTTGGTGTAGCAGGTTCTACTCTTGCAGGTCTAGCTTTAGGTAATCCTTGTCCGTCAGCCGTGAATCGTCTTGGCTCTAACTGTGGATGCTTAGGCTCGAACTCTGAATAATGGACAAAGGCTCCATTCCATTCAGTAACCATTTCAGAATATGGAAATGCTTGACCACTTCTATCTGATATTGCCTGTGCGTATTTTCCTCTAGATAAATTAGACATTTGGATAATAAGTTTTTGGGGTTATGTATGCACTTGAAGAAGAACCATCTTCTTGTAAAGCTCTTTGTAATTCATCTTCATAAAGCATTTTTAATTCTTGGATTCTTTGTGGCGCTTTTTTAATAGCCAAATAATAAGCAAGGCCCGCACACATACAAGGAACGAACCTATAAGGTACATCGGTTGCGTTTGTATAAATTCCAGCATCTTGTATCCTTTTGACATAATAATAGTTAATTGTATTACCTGCTTCACTTGAGCCTGGAGTAAGATATAAAGTTATTGTAACTCTGTCTATAAATCTTTGTACAAAATATTGTACAGGTTGTCCTTCAGATGATTTATTAGATAAAGCTTGATAAGCTGATCTATTAATTTTTGTTAAAGGTGTATCTATAGAAGATGCATTCCTATAAGAGCACTCCAATATATCATCAACGCCATATACACTAGTGGCGTCAGAAGTGCCATCACCGGGCGAACGATACATTGTATAAGTTGCTTGACCATCTACTAAAGTTATTGAGTTATTTGCAACTTCCCAATAGTGCAAACCTCGGTTTGCCCACTCTTGAAATAGAATGTTTAAGGAACGTCGCGCCGTTTTAATATCATAACCTGCATTTGGCTGCAAGCCAATTCTTTCATAAGACTCTTCAATTATTTCATCAATTGCAAAGTTCTTATCAAAGACGTATGTACCGGAAGTAGTGTTAGCCATCTAACCCCCTATGCTCTTAAGTTCGGCCCTGAATATTTATCTGTTAATAAAGTTACAGCTGAAATAGTTGTGAATGTTGAAACAAATATTCCTTTTGGAAATAAAATTCCATCTTCTGGGAATGAAAAGTTAATTACATCTCCAGCTGGACAATCTGCAGTAAATAAAGCTTCACCTGCTTGTGAAGTTGTAGTCAAAGTTACTTTGCCTGCATTTGTTGTGTCACTGTTAGATACAATAATACCTCTTAATCTAACTGGGGGCGCAACAATAGCAGTGGTTGTAGCAGCTTCAAATCTAGTTGCTTGTATATCGCCTTTACTTGCCATAATTTTCTCCTATTAAAATTGTGTGGGCCCGAAGGCCCACATTAATTATTTATTAAGCTGCAAATGCAAACGCACCAGTAACAGCTGCTGCTGCACCAGTAAACTCAGTTGCAATGTGCCATACACCA